TCATGAAGAAATTATTGTAAGGGCAATAGGACAAAGACTATTGAAGTTGAAGAAGATTGAAGAAGAACTTGAACAAGCTCATAATAACTCATTTATATTTAGGGATGCTGAATATACTTTACAAGGAATTGAGGAAATTGTGAAAGGGAATTAGTTCCAAAATGGAACAAGTTATTGATAGAAAGGCGGTTATGAAGCAAAAAGAAGCTGATGAGATATTAGACAAGTGTTACAAGGATTCAATTAGTGTTCTGGGAGAAAAGGTTATCCCATTTGTGAAGGTGGAACATACGATTGAAGAATTGGTGAATAGAGGTGATGAAGATGCAGACGAATGAAAAGCTATGTCTTATATGCAATAGAATGGCAGACCACAATCACCATTTAGTATATGGCAGAGGAATGAGGGAGCTTGCAGATAAAGACAGGCTGACAATTCCTTTATGTTATAGCTGCCATGAGAAAGTCCACAAAATACCAGAGCTGGGAGCAATGTCTAAGATATTAGGACAGACAATATGGGAAGCTGAATGTGGGGAGAAAAATGCAAGAGAGTTGTTCATAATGAGATATGGGAGAAGTTACTTATGAGTATATATATTGCAAGCACAACGGATAAGTATGAATTGCCTTTATATGTCTCTGACAATTTAAAAGACATGGCTAAATGGTCTGGGTTATCGGTGACGAATGTAGCAGTTCATATAACGAGAAAGCTAAAACGCAAAGATGGGATAAAATTTGAGAAAGTTGAGTTAGAAGATGAGGTATCAAGGGAAGTGGAACGCAGTAGTTAATGCCAAATGTCCGTATTATCAACGTGATAACAGGCTACAGATATGCTGTGAAGGAGTAGAAGGAAGTGCAAGCCTTTATGTCACCTGTGATACGGAAGAAGAAAAAAACAAGTATTTATTAGAGCATTGCATTAACTATAAAACATTATGCCCCATAGCAGCAATGTTAGACGAAAAATATGAGGACTTAGCATAAGCTAGGTCTTCTTTTCGTGGGGGAGAGAATAAAGAAGGATGTAGATAGAATGAGAAGAAAAAAACCTTATGAATTAGCGGAGATAGATTATCTCAATGGAATGGAATATAAGGAGATAGCTGAAAAGTATGGAGTATCGCCTAACACAGTTAAAAGCTGGAGACAGAGATATTGGAACAAGGAACAAAGGCAAAAGGCACAAGAGTATGCAATCAAATGCAAAAAAGATTCAAAGAGAGATGCAATAGGTATAAGCAATTACATTGGCAAGGTGCAAGAGATATGCGACAGGCATACTGACATTGAGGAAAAACATAAGGAATTTTGTATATTGTATACAAAGTCGCACAATGCTACTAGAAGCTATATGCAAGTATACGGAAGTCAATACTTTAGTGCAGCTACACAAGCCTGTGAATTGTTGAAATTGCCTAAAATCAAGGCTTTTATTAAGGAATTACAGGATGAGAAGATAAAAACAATGCTTGCAGTTACAACGGATGATATTATCCAAGAGTTAGCTGAGATAGCATTTGAACCGATTGACCCTAATGTTCCTACAGGCAAAGCGGAGAAGATAAGAGCATTAACAGAATTGCAGAGAATGATTACACAGCAACAGCAACAGTTGATGGGTGTAGATAATGAGAATGGTGGAGTTATTCAGATACCAGCCATAGACGAGGACATTTAATCACACTTGAAAAGGAGATTTTATGGAAGAATGGAGAATAGTACCAAATACTAATGGAAAGATACAAGTAAGTAATATGGGAAATGTAAGGTCGCTGCTAAGAGGTGAACCTTATGTATTAAAAACCCAAATCGACAATAAGGGATATAAGAGAGTTAGGGTGACAATTAATAGAAATAAAATGACTTTTAAGATTCACAGACTTGTTGCTAATGCTTTTATTCCCAATCCGTACAATAAATCCCAAGTTAATCACATAGATGGAGATAAAACAAATAATTGTGTTGATAATTTGGAATGGTCAACTAATTCAGAAAATAGAAATCATGCCATAAAAGAGGGAATATGGGTAAATAGCAATATAAATCCTTTGTTAGAACATAACAATATGATTAAAAAGCCTGTAATCGCATATATGGGTGATAAAAAGATGAGATTTGAAAGTATTTCTTCTGCCGAAAAATTTTTTAATTCAAGACATATTTCTGATGTTTTGAAAGGGAGAAGAAAAACAGTAGCTGGATGGAGATTTAAGATAGAAAGTGAGGTGGTGTAAGTGTCACATATAATATGGAGTCCTCAGCCTAAACAGATAGAGTTTATGCGTAGAGGTGAATATGAAGTGTTATATGGTGGTGCTGCCTAGCTGGTGGTGGTAAGAGTGATGCACTATTATGTGAAGCCCTTCGACAAGTGCATATACCTAACTATAGATGCTTGATATTCAGAGATACAGTACCACAGTTAGAAGGACTTATATCAAGAAGCAGAGAGTTATATACTGCTGCTTTCCCAAAAGCTAGATATAACAGTAATGAGAAGGTATGGAAGTTTCCAAGTGGTGCTTCTATATTCTTTGGATATATGCAACGAGAACAAGATAAATTTAATTACCAAGGTAAAGCCTATGATGTGATTATGTTTGACGAGCTTACTCATTTCACCGAGAGTATGTACGATTATTTGAAATCAAGAAACAGACCTACAGGAAGTGGAACAAGAGTATATATTAGAGCTTCATGTAACCCAGATGGTAAAGGACTAGGATGGGTTAAGAATAGATTTATTACACCAGCACCAGCTGGAACAACTATTTGGGAAGAACATGATGTATACTTCCCAGATGGTCATGTTGAGAAGTTAAAGAGAGACAGAGTATTTATACAGAGCAATATCTTTGATAACAAAAAGCTCTTAGAGAATGACCCTAATTATCTTGCTACATTAGCAGCTCTCCCAGAAGCAGAGAGAAATGCACTTTTATATGGTCAATGGGACTCATTCACAGGACAGGTATTTACTGAATGGAGAAATGACCCTACTCATTATAAAGACAAGAAATTTACTCATGTTATAGAGCCTTTTGACATTCCTATGAATTGGAAGATAGTAAGAGGTTTTGACTTTGGTTATGCAAAACCTTTCTCAGTTGCTTGGTACGCAGCCGACCCTTGGGGAAAGATATATAGAATAAAAGAATACTATGGATGCAAAAAGGACAAGCCTAATGTGGGCTTGTGTATAAACCCCTATGAGATAGCAGCAGAGATAAAAAAGATTGAGAGTGAGGATGAAATGCTCAAAGACAGATACATTACAGGAGTGGCTGACCCTTCTATATGGGATGTATCAAGAGGTAAGAGCATAGCTGATATGATGAGCGACTCACCTAATTTTATATATTGGACAGCTGGAGACAATACAAGACTAGCTGGTAAGATGCAGTATCACTATAGACTAGCATTTGACGAGAATGGTGATACCATGTTTCAAGTGTTTAATACTTGCAGAGATTTCATTAGAACAGTTCCTATGCTTACATATTCAGACAGACATCCAGAGGATATAGATACTGATATGGAAGACCACATATATGACGAGTGCAGATATGTACTCATGTCAAATCCTATAGCACCAAGAGAAAACAAGTTGAACAAGATAGAGCTTGATGACCCTCTTAATTTATTCCCACATAAGAAAACTGAATACACTTACATCAATGTATAGAAAGGGAGAATTATGGCTAAGAAAAAGAAAATTGAAGAACAGAATATGCAGCCCATGATGGATGAAACACAATTTGACCAGATGCAACAGATAGATGGTATGCAGCAGCAGTTACAGGAGATTGACAGACTCAACGCAAAGACAGCCCAAGTAAAGCAAGACATTCACAACACTCAGCATGATACTGAAATGTCTCCATTCTCAGAAGGAAACGGACAAGCAACACCTATTACAGTTATAGGTGAGGAAGAAGTTAATAAGGCTTATCAGATATTGCTTAAGTATCGTGATAAGAAAAAGAAATTAGAGCAGAAGATTGCAGACAATGAGGAATTTTGGAAACTTAATCATTGGAATGTGCTAGAGAATGGAAAAGAGGATGATAAGAGAATTAAGCCTAAGAGTGGATGGCTATTTAATACTATTATCAATAAACACGCAGATGGAATGGATAACTATCCAGAAGCTAATATTTTGCCTAGAACACTTGATGATGAGAAAACTGCGGAGATACTTGCTAAGTGTATTCCTGTTATCTTAGAGCAGAATGATTTTGAACAGACATATTCTGATGTGCTTTGGTATAAGTGCAAGAATGGAACAGGAGTTACAGGAGTATTTTGGGATAACGATAAGCAGAATGGATTAGGTGATATTTCTATCAAGAAGATAGACCTTATGAATATCTATTGGAAGGATGGCATTACCGATATACAGGATTCACCTAACGTATTCTTAGTGGAAATGGTAGACAATGAAGAATTAGCTCAGACATATCCTAATATCAATACAGGAACTAACCTATTGCCATTATCAACCTATGGAAGCTATGCGGATGATGTTACAACAGCCGAACAGACACCTGTGGTTGATTGGTATTACAAGAAAAGAGTAGCAACAACGGATGATGATGGAATACCTCATATTAAGACATACCTTCACTATTGTAAGTTTTGTAATGGTCAAGTTATATATGCTTCTGAGAATGACCCTAACTTTGCAGAACGTGGATGGTATGACCATGGCAAATATCCATTTGTATTTGATGTGCTATTCCCTGTAGAACGTAGTGTATGCGGTATGGGTTACATTGATGTTATTAAGGATGACCAGCTCTATATTGATAAGTTACAACAGGCTATCTTAGAAAATGCGGTAGCAAATGCAAGACCTAGATATGCGGTAAGAAGGGATAGTGGACTTAATGAGGATGAATTTATGGACTTAAGCAAGCCTGTAGTTCACTTTGATGGCAATTTAGGTGAGGATGCCTTTAGACAGATTGTGCCTACACCATTGTCTAGTATCTATGAGACAGTATATCAGTACAAGATTGAAGAAATGAAGGACACAAGTGGTAATACTGCTGCTTCACAAGGACAGGTATCAAGTGTTACTGCTGCTTCTGGTATTGCTTCATTACAGGAAGCTGCTGGAAAGTTGTCGAGGGATGCAAATATCACAAGCTATAGAGCATTTAAGACAGTTGTATACCTTGTTATTGAGCTTATAAGACAGTTCTATGATGAGCCTAGAACATTTAGAATTGCCACAGACGAGGGAACATATTCTTATGAGCAGTTAGACAATAGCGGATTAATGCCACAGAACCAAGGACAGGCATTTGGTGTGGACTTAGGAACAAGACTTCCTATTATGGACATTGAGTGTAAGCCACAGAAGAAGGGTGCGTTTACCAAGGAAGCGCAGAACCAAACTGCTTTGTCTATGTATGCACAGGGCTTTTTTACCCCAAGCAATTCAGATGCAGCATTAGCTTGCCTTGATATGATGAATTTTGATGATATTGAGAAGGTAAGACAGAACATAGGTAGAAATGGTACATTATATGACCAGCTTATGCAGATGCAACAGCAGATGGTTCAGATGGCTCAGATTATAGATGCACAGAATGGCTCACAGCTTACTAATGAAATTGTAGGTGGTATGCAGAACAATGCTATGGCAAATCAGCCACAGGGCAACAAAACAACAGATGCAAAAGCTGAGAATAAAGGAAGTCTGTCAACTCAAGCAGCTTCGGCAGCAAGAAATTCAACAGCACCAAGATAAGAGAGGTAAGCAATGACTAATATAACAATTAATCGTAACAATGATTTAATTCAGATTGTTAGTAGTGGTCATGCTGGTTATTCAGATAGCGGTTCAGATATAGTCTGTTCCGCTATTTCATTTATGATTTATTCATGGATTGAATACTGTATGAGAAAAGCTAACGAGAGAAGAATTAAGATAGTAAGACAAGAGCTTATAAGTGGCAATGTAAACATTGTTATAAGTGATATTGATAACAGTACCCTAGAAGCCTTAAAAATGCTTGTATGTGGCTTTGAATTGCTACAGAACACATACCCAGAGAATGTAAGACTTAATGGGGGAGAAAAGATAATTTAACTTGTATACAATTTGAGACAGAGAGTGAATTAATACTGTCTTGACACTTCGGAAAGGAACGAAAGTATTGAAAAATTTAAGATTATTAGACCTTCAGTTGTTCGCAGAAGGTGGTGATGGAAGTACAACATCATCAAGTGGAAGCGGAGCTAGTACTTCTGATGGTTCGGCAGAATTACAGGGAATCGCCAACCCAAAGAAAGGCAGAAGCAATCCATTAGCCAATGTGGTTTATGGAAAGCAGACAGAGGAAATCGCCAATCCTACAGTTTCTAATGAAACTAATGGGGAGAATACTAGAACCCCAAAGGACATGACCTTGGACTTTGAAAACCTAATCAAGGGAGAGTATAAGGAAGCATTTAATTCAAGAGTACAGGAAATCCTCAACAAACGTTTTAAGGATAATAGTGAAATGGCTGAAACCATGAAACATCAAGCTAGTATTCTTAAGATGGTTTCTGACAAATATGGAGTGGATGCAACCGATTTACAGGCACTTGAAAAGGCGGTAGCTGATGATGAAAGCTATTACGAACAGGAAGCACTTGAACGTGGGCTTTCAGTAGAGCAGTTAAAAGAAGTCAAAGCTCTTGAAAGAGATAACGCAGAATTAAGAGCTGCGGAAGAAGCAAGAGCAAAAGAAGAAAGAAGCGACCAGATATATAGAGAGTGGTTAGAGGAAGGGCAGCAGTTTGCTCAGAGATACGGACTTACAAATTTCGATTTCAATGAGGAAGTACAGAACCCAGACTTTACAAGACTACTTGGTTCTGGTGTAGGTGTAGAAGCAGCATATAAAGCTATTCATTTTGATGATATGGTGGGTGGAGCAATGGCAACAACAGCCGAAAATGTAAAAGCAAAGCTCACACAGAATGTAGCAGCTAGAGCTTCAAGACCTAGTGAAAATGGGGTTATGTCTCACAATACAGTACAGTTTAAAACTGATGTAAATAGCCTTACAAAGGCAGACAGACAGGAAATTTTAAAACGTGTTGCAAGGGGAGAGGACATTTCATTTTAAAGTAGCTTTCCCTTTGCTTAATGAAGGGAGATAAGAACAATGAACAGAAACACTAATTTAGTGAAACTTAACTTACAGCTTTTTGCTAATCCAAACACACAGACAACTTTGCTTAGTCCTCTTTCAGTAGAAATGAAGATATTCTACAATAAGACACTTATTGACTTAGCAGAGCCAAACTTAGTACATGACCAGTTCGCTGACAAGTACCCTATTCCAGCTAATGGTGGTAAGACAATTGAATTTAGACAGTATGATTCACTTGCAAAGGCAACTACACCATTAACAGAAGGTGTTACTCCAGATGGTAACAGCTTAAACGTATCAAATATCTTAGCTACAGTATCACAGTATGGTGATTACATCACAATCTCTGATGTGTTAAAGCTCACAGCTATTGATAATAATATTGTGCAGTCACTTAAGATTCTTGGCTCACAGGCTGGTAGAACACTTGATACAATCACAAGGGATGTGCTTGCTGGTGGTTCAAACGTTATTTATGCAAATGGTGGAACATCAAGAGCAGCTCTTACAGTAGGAGATACACTTAAGCCTATTCATTTCTTCCAAGCAGCAGCTCAGTTACAGGCAGCAAATGCACCTATGATTGATGGCTCTTATGTAGCAATTATTCATCCTTATGCAGCATTTGACCTTATGACATCAACTGAGTGGATTGACGTACATAAGTATGCTGACCCAGAAGCTATTTTCGATGGAGAGATTGGAAAGCTCGGTAACGTAAGATTTGTTTCATCAACAGAAGCAAAGATTTGGAAGGCAGCAGCCGACAACACACCAGACGATAATACAGCAGTATTCTCTACATTAGTTCTTGGAGCTAATGCTTATGGTGTAACAGACGTTGAAGGTGGTGGACTTGAGATAATCGTTAAGCAGCTTGGCTCTGGTGATGACCCATTAAACCAGAGGGCAACAGTTGGTTGGAAAGCAACAAAGACAGCTGAGAGATTAGTAGAGCAGTATATGGTTCGTATTGAGTCATGCTCTAGCTATTCAACAAAGGTTTCCGCTAATTAGTAACATGAGGGCTATATGCCCTCGGTTATGGAAGGAGAAACAAATATGGCAGCAGTAAAAGAGAATAAGGACACTACTAAGAAGGGCTTATATGACAAGGAGACTTACACAGTTATGTTACCTTTAGAAAAGGATAAACAGGCTGATGTTACAGTAGGAATTAATGGAGTGTTATATAAGATTCAGAGAGGTGTAGAGGTAGAAGTGCCAGCATCCGTATATGAAGTCCTTATGAATATGCAGAAGATGGATACCCTAGCTATCAAGAGACAGAAAGCAGCACAGGGTAAAATCTAATAATTGTGCAGAAAAGGGATAGTGGAGAAATCTGCTATCCCTATTTTATTAGGAGAATTTAGATATGACAATAAATGAAATATTAGCAGAAGTGCAAGAGCTTAAGCCTAGTCAGTATGATGAAGCCTTAATGATTAAATGGTTGTCTAGGCTAGAAGCAAAGATTATTAAAGAGCTTGTGTATACACATATCCCAGATGAAAAAATCAAAGAGAAAATGTCTACCATAAGCTCTAATTTTGTGAAGTTATATTCTAAGGAATTACCTCTTACAGAAGATACAGAAGAAAATGAGCCAGAGTTTGAACAGACAGAGGAATTTAGTGGATATGGTGAGAATGATTATGAGACAGAGTTGTTGATTGAAGAACCTTATGCAGAGGTTTATACATTCTACATTATGTCAATGATAGATTACTACAATGGTGAGACAGCTAGATATGCTAATTCAAGTGCTATGTTCAACAACGCATACATGGAATATGCAGCATATTATAACAGAACCCATGAGCCTATTACTGTACCTTTGAAAGTGTTTTAAGGGGGTGTGATATGTTACCAGAATTGACAAATATATCAGATAGCATAAGCATGACTAACGTTTTTAGTGGGTATAATCATTCGCTTACTTGCCAAGATGGTGAGTTATATGAAGCTATGAATGTTACTAATGATAACTTCCCTATATTGTCTACTAGAAAGAAACGTGGAATATACAAGAAACTTAGCAAGCCACAGGGCTTACTAGGGGGAGAGAAGTTGGCTTATGTGGATGATAATAAATTATATTATGATGATGTGCTGATTACTCAGCTTGATACAACTGATGCACAACGTCAGATGGTTATTATGGGAGCTTACCTTGTGGTGTTCCCAGATGGTGTTATATACAACACTCAGACAGAGGAACTTGATGTTATAGCAAATAAGAATGTGTCGGCAGTTAATCCTACATTCACCTTATGTAAGCTGGATGGTACTAACTACGATTCTAACAATACTGTAACGAGTGATGAAGAACCTTCTAAGGATAAATATTGGATAGATACTAGTGAGCCTACAGTAGTGATTAAATACTACTCAGAAAGCTATGCTATGTGGCAATCAGTACCAACAACTTATGTAAAGGTACAGGCTACAGGAATAGGTAAAGGCTTTTCGAAGTATGATGCAGCTACATTTAGCGGTGTGGATGCGAATATGGGCTACAACGATTATGATTTTAACACTTCTAACATCATATACGATTGTGGCGACAACTTCCTTGTTATAGCTGGTCTGATAAATCAAGTAAAGACTAATTCAAAGCCTATTACTGTAGAGAGAGTGCTTCCTAAGATGGACTTTGTATGCGAAATGAATAACAGAATATGGGGATGCAGTAGTGAGAAACATGAGATATATGCCTGTAAGCTAGGCGACCCTAAGAATTGGCAGTTTTATGCTGGCTTAAACAATGATAGCTATGCGGTGACAGTTGGTTCAGAGGATGATTTTACAGGAGTATGCTCATATTCTTCTATTATTTATTTCTTCAAGGAACAGGGAGTACACAGAGTATACGGAAATCAGCCTAGTGATTTTCAAGTATCGTGGTTAGCTGGTAGAGGAATACAAAAAGGAAGTGCTAAGAGCATTGAGGTAGTTGCTGACTCTATTATCTTTAAGGCAAGAGATGGAGTATCTATTTATGATGGAAGCACAAATATTATCTCTAGTCAGCTAGGCGGTCAGTTCTATGATGCTGTGGCTGGAACATATAGAAATAAGTATTACATTTCCATGCGTGATGAAGCTAATAATTATGCAATTTATGTTTATGACACATTAAAAGGTACATGGGCGGTAGAAGACCATAAGAAGATTACTGATATGGCTTACACAAATAATGGTCTATTCATGCTTGATGATGAGGGCTACTTACAAGTAACCAACATGGAAAGCAATTACTACTTAGCAGTTCCTAGTGAAGACCTATATCCTTCTGAGTACTTGTGGTGCGGTAAATCCGTACAGGGTGAAGCTGAGCCAGACATTAAATGGATGTTTACCACAGGAGAATACGGACTAGATACACCTTATGAGAAGTACATCAAGAGACTTAACATAAGAATGGAGCTAGGCAATAGCACAAGGATGCGTGTTGAAGTTATGTATGATGGCTCTGAGGATTGGGAAGAACTAGCTACATATTATGTAACACGCAAAAGAAGTGTATCACTTCCGCTTAAGGTAAGAAGATGCGACTATCTAAGACTTAGATTTAGCGGAGTGGGTGATTTTAAACTGTATAGCATAGCAAGAGTTACGGAAGAAGGTGGAGAAGCATGATAACCATTGATTTACCAAGTATATCTGGAAGTGCTAATAATCCAGCTCAAAATTTTAGCAATACAAAGACTTATCTTAATGATTTAGCAGCAAAGATTAATTACAACTCTAGCGAAACTGAAAACAGACTTATAGAGAATGAGAACACAGTTAATCAGATGCAAGAGGAAGTTATGAGTGTGTTTAAGAAGTTTAGCCGAATAAATGAAAGAGTTACAGCCTTAGAACATAGGATGGATGAAGCAGAAAAGAACATTGAATACTGCCTAACTCAAATAGATGCATTGTGGAGAGCAGTTAACTCATTAAGAAGTTAGAAAGGATAAAAAAATGCCAAGAGTAATAAAGCCAAAAGATATAGAAAATGAACCAACATTTGGGGGGCTTGGTTCTACATCAAAGCCAATAGACCCAAACCCTAAACCATCTACACCAAGTAACAATAGAAAGCCTACTATGGATAGTGCGACAGGCATGGAGTATGACGGAAAAGGAAGATACCCATACAATACACCAGAATACAATCAAGCTAATAACATCCTTAATGATTACTACAACAACAATAAGGTAGGAGACTTTAATTATGGTAATCAGAGTGTGCTTGATGAATTAAGAGATAAAATCCTTAATCGTGAGGACTTCTCTTATGATTTCAACTCAGATGCAATGTATCAGCAGTATAAAGACCAATATACAAAGCTAGGTAATGAAGCAGCCATGAACGCAGCGGCTTCCGCTTCTGCTTTAACAGGTGGGTATGGTAGCTCTTATGCTGGAACTGCTGCTAGTCAAGCAAACCAGCAGTATCTTACTCAGCTTAATAATGTTATCCCAGAGTTATATAATGCAGCTCTTAATAGGTACAACACAGAGACGGAGAATTTATATAATCAGTATGGCATGATGAATGATGATAGGAACTTTGCTTACGGACAGTACCAAGATAAGAAAGCTGACTATTGGAACAATGTCAATTATCTTGCTGGCAGAGCTGATGCAGCTTATGGAAGGGATTCAGACAGAAATAACTTCAACTACAATCAGTATAGAGATAGTGTGGCTGATGAACAATGGAATAAAGAGTTTGAATTTCAACAGGAGCAGTTCGATTGGCAGAAGGAACAGGCAAATCTTAAAAGAAGTGGCTCTGGCGGTGGCAGAGGTAGTGGCAGAGGTGGAAGTGGTAAATCTTCTAACAAGCCTAATGATGAATATGCAGCAAGTAATAAGCAGTTTCAATCATACCTTGCTAATGCAAAGAGCTTAACCCATGCTTCAAGTGGTGACATGGTATCGTATCAGTTTGTGCAATCCTTGATTAACAAGAAAATGATTTCAGTAAATCAAGGTAACAGTATTCTTAAGGCACTTGGTGTAAGTGAAGACAAATATTTTTATGTTAAGTAGAGGGTAAAAGATGGCAAGAAGAAAAACTTACAAGTCGCAGTTAGACAGAGACATTAATACACGAAAGAGAACGGATATAGGCTCTAATAGTGTATTAAGCTCTAATCCTAATGACAGACCAGCTAAAGCTAATAACATTGATTATGCAGCTAATGAAGCTGCTATGAAGCAGATTAGAATGATGGCACTTAATAAGGCTGGAGCTAACACAAGCAATAACTTCAATATTGCAAATAATCCTACATCATTCTTTGGAACTCAGAACTTTATAAAAAAACAGAACTTCCAGAATAAAGCCACAACTAGAGATACAGTAAGCACAACTGCTGCCATTGCAACATCAAATGGCAGAAAAGACTTATATAATTCTCAGAGTGAAAAGGATGCTAGATTAATTAGTAAGTCGGCTATGGGAATTAATAGAACCACAGAAACAGAGGTAGGACAGGCTTCAAAGGAAATGAAGTCTGCCCTTCCAAAGGGTGCTTATGAGCAGATTGAAACAGAGATAGGCAAGACTAATTACAGTACTTCTAAGGCTAATCTTGAAAAGGGCTTAGCTAATTATGGAAGTGTTGTAAATGCCAAAAACTATGCTAAACAGTATGGTACAGAGAGTAAGGAAGATACTATTAAGAGAATCCTTATGAATGACTATGGAATGGATGAACAGGAAGCTAGTAATTATGCTAATTCATGGGATAACATGAAGTCTAATATCAAGACAGACGATTACTACGCAAAGAGAAATAGAAATCTTGATATGCTTTCTGATGTGGAGAGGGAAGACTTTAATAAGTTAGTAGATGCTAGTTATTCGCACAACCAGATGCCTGTAGCTGGTGCTTTTAATGTTGTATCTAAGGATTACATGAATCAGAGAGAACTTATCAAGAATAAGTATGGATATTCTGATGATGAACTAAATAAGATTGAGCAGTATGTAAGAGAAGAAAATGACATTATAGATACTCAGCAGAGAAATGAGAACATTCAGAATACATTAGAGGAACATCCTGTTATAGGTGGAATAGGTTATAACGTAGCTAATGCGGTTACTTCTCCTGTAAGTGGTATTGTTGCTATGGGTGAGAACTTCAAAAGACCATTTTATGCGGATAATGAAGCTCCTGTTAACGTATATAGTAGAGATTATGCGTTATCTAATGCAATGGAAACTGCACAGGCCAAGACAAGCGATAACATTAGACAGGGTGTTGCTAATGCTGGCGGTGGTGAGAAGTTACAGGATGCAGCAGTATTTGGATATAATGCGGTATCTGCTGCGGAAGAATCACTTACAGCCCTTGCAGTAGGTGGTGCAGCTGCTAGTAGGGTATCAAGTGCATTAGGATTAGGAGCTAAAGGCTCTATGGCAGTTGCTAATATCGTTACATTACCTTCTTTTGGTGCTAGAAGCTATACATCAACACTTAAGGCAGACCAAGAGAGAGGAATTTCTACAGAAAATGCACAGAAACACGCATTTGTAGCTGGAACTGCTGAAATGCTTACAGAAATCGTGAGCTTAGATAAGGCATGGTCTATCTTACAGAATGGTGGCAAGAAAGCACTTAAGAACCATGTAATCAATGCTTTAGTAGAAGCTGGTATCGAAGGTTCAGAGGAAGTGACAAGTGACATTGCATCAGAACTTGCAGATAGATTTGTTAACCAGAACTTCTCGGAATATGCCATGACAGTTAAAAAGTATGGTAAGGAAGAAGCCGACAGAAGATTTAGAAGTGAACTTATACAGGACTTCTTAGCTGGTGCGGTAAGTGGTGGCATGATTGGTGCTGGTGCTTCTGTTGTATCATCATACAATTACAATAAATCGGCTGATAATATCCTTAATGAAGATGACAAAAGCACTCTTGATAAGGTTGTTAAGGCTGCCGAGACAATGGATGAAGGTACAGAAGCTAGAGAAATCGTAACAAATAAGGCTACAGAGGAACTTGATAAGAAGGATGTAGCTAAAATCCTTAAGTCTATCAATGAAGAATCTAATACTGATGTAGAAGAAAGCCTTAAGAATAGATTTGTAGAGCTTGGAGAGGATGAAAAAGAAGCTAAAAATGATGCTAAGATTGTCCTTGATGCTATTACAAGTGGTGGAGAAGTCTCTGAGGAAGAATCTGATAAGAGAGTAGAACAGTTTGAAGCTAATGATAACTTGTCTACAGTATATGCAGATGCACTTAAGGGCAATGTATCTGAGATTAATTCAATGGATGCGGTAGGCTCTGTTAATGCCTTAAATGAAGAAAATAGGGCAAATAAGACAAGTACAGTTAATAGGGTAGTAAATACTGCAAAGGCTGGATTAGAAGCCCTTAATGGTAAGCTCAGTTCGGTTTCAAAGGTATCTCTTAAGACAGGACAGGAAGCAATAGCGGTTGAGTATGCAAAAGTAGATGGAAATACAGAAAATGTAAAGCTATCTAATGGTAATGTAGTTCCTATTAGTGAGATTACATTTAATAATTCGGCACAGGAAGAATTATATACTGCTGCTTCTTCTATGGGTAATACAAAGGCTGCTAATACCTTTATGAGCTTGGCTAGTGCGGAAGATAACATGAGTGTATACAAGCTAGGCATGAAGATGGCTTATTACACAGGAATGACAGGCAAGGTATCATTTGATAGTTTCATAAATAACCCTACAAACCAGCAGAACTTTGTAAAGGATATAGAAGTATCAAAGCTCAAAACAATGTACCTTATGGGGCAGAATATTGCAGCAGAAGAAGCACAGAACAACAAGGCTAAACAGAATGAAGAAGCCAAGAAGTATAAAGAAGTAGTAAAGGACAAGGAAAAGCCTACAGTAAAGGATGCAAGAGCGGATAAGAGTGATAAAACCATTGTTAATGCAGCACAGGTAATAGCTGCTTGGTCTAATACCAATATCACTCTTAAGCAGAAGATTGATACACCTAGCTACTTTACAGGCATTGTAAGAGGACAGTACACAACATCAGACAACACTATTACATTAAGTGCAGAAGCTAACAATGAATATAGTGCATTATGGCATGAGGTGACAGAGAAGTTAAGTACAGCTAATGCAAAGGCTATGGATGATATTCTAGCAGAGGTAATTGACTTTGCTCAGAGTACTAAGGGAGCTGAATATCTCAATCAGAAGATAGAACAGTATAAGGGAGCTTATGAAACACTAGAAGGAAGCAAGTCACAATCAGAAGCAGCAGAGGAATATGCTAGAGATATTCTTGCAGACATGATGGCAACAGAAGAAGGTGTTAACCAGCTCAATGAGTATTTAAAGGATAAGGGCTTAAATGCCACAGAACGCAAGACCTTCTGGCAGAAGATTGTTGATGTATTAGACAGTATTATTAATGCTATCAAGGACTATGTAGACTCTCATAATATCTCTAAGGAAAGCAAGGCTATTATGGATGCAGACTTAAAGAGAGCTTCTGAGATTAGACAGAGAGTATTTGAGCTTGTGGATGAAGTTGCTCAGATACAAGGATTTGAAGTGCTTACTGATGAAGTAAGAAACTCTATTCAGTTAGAGAATGTAAGAACAGAGAACTTAGGAGAATATAATTTCTCTAGGACAGTTGCATTTACAGGAACAGACGAAGAAGTGGAAGCAGCTGAAAAGACAGAAGCAGAAATCGACCAGAAGATTAAGGATATTATTACAAGGGATGACTTTGTATATTTTGAATATGCAAAGGATGGAGCAAAACTTGAAGAAAATGGAGATAAGTTTGTAATATCCAACAGCACTAGAGGTAAGAAGTGGCAAGTAACATTCTTTGATAAAAAGGGTGCATGGGGGCATGAGTTATTTGATAATGCTGATAAACTTATTGGCTCTATTAATGCAACAGTTCTTTTTGGCAAGAATAGAGAAGTATCATACTTCCTAGAAGAAGATATGTCTGATACCCCAGCAGAAGGAAGCATTAAGTTTAGTATTCAGCCAGATAACGAGCTTATAGCGGTTCATAATACTACAGAGGATAAACTTATTAAGACACTTAAGTTAGGTGGTCTTCCTATGCCTAGTATTGCTATTACAAAGGCTAGGATAGGACATAGTAATTTTGGTGACTATACATTTGTATTTACTAGAGATACTATAGACCCTAAATTAAAAGCTAATAAGGTTTATGGTGCTGATGCTTGGACTCCTACATTTCCAAGAGTAGAGTATGAGCCAAACTTTACAACAATTAGAGATATTCAAAATAAACTCAACCCTCTTATTGATATAATTCCAGACAGATACAGAGGTAATGCACAAAGCCTTTTAAATGGAATGGAATATAACCTTGATAGTTATGGTGGTAGAGAAGGATTAATCGAAAATGCTATGACTAATAAAGGATTGCAGAGTGTGTTCCTAGCCGACAAAGGGATAGACCTTACCCCTATTGAAACTGTTAACAGAACAGAAATGAAAGAAGGGGAAAAAGAGTATTCTGAATATTTGATTGATAAGTTAGGCAGAGACAATGTGGTTAAGTGGGCTAGAATGAGTGGCAGAGACGTATTCAAGGAACATGGTGATGAGATTAATAAAGTGTTTATTGAGTATTTTGTGGAGACATTGCCTAACACTACAGTAGAAGAAGCGACAGAGATAGTTGATTCTATGAAGGGCTTAGATAAGATAAGATGGATTAGAACAGCTAGGGATTATGCTTTGACTAATGGTGTTAAAGAAGAAACTACATACGATTATGATACACCTATTAATAATGCTCTTGATGAAAAAGAGTATAAGAAGTGGCTTGAAGAAACATTTAGTGAAGATATTATATCTGATACAGGATTATATAATGGCAAAGACATATTTACCCCAAGTGGTAATAGAAGAACTTTTAAGCAGACACATTATCCTGTAAGTGTTGAAAATATTGTTAAGGCTATGCTTTCACAAGCTGATGATGTAAGAAATACAAGTGGATTTGTTGGACTTCATTCTATTAGAGCGGTTGCTACACCAGAGTTTAAAAGTATCAATGATATAAAAACTGCTGGTAAAAAAATTGAGACTATAGATACGGAAGAATACAACAAATACGAGGAAGAACTTTCAAATAGGCTATCAAATGTAGTGCATGAAATTGTTACATCAACTAAGGGTGGAAGTGGTAACTCATTTATTGATGCAGATACAGTTGGTGAGGATATTCTTGAAGCTTCAACAAACCCAACCCCACAAAACATTAAGAGAGTACTTGAAAAATATAGTTGGAAGGTAACAGATACACAGGCTAAAGAAATCTCAGATATAGTAAATGCGGTTATAAATATGCCTGTAAATATGTTTGAAGCAAAACCACAGAGAGTTGTTAATTTCAATGAAGGAACTTTGCTTATTCCAGACAATGCAAGTGAAACTGTAAGAAATGCTATCAAGGATGCTGGTATTACTACAGTATATGAGTATGAAGCTGGAAATGAGGATAGTAGAAAAGCAACTATTGATAAGATTGCAGAAGTGCAAAAGGGTACAAAATTCTCTATTCAAGTAATTGACATAAGCCAAGTTGAGAGAGAAAATGGTGATGCGTTTATACCATATAGTTTTAGAAATGCACATATAGATTCAAACGATACTGTCTTACAAGAAGAATTTTTGGATGTGGAAAGGGCTATTGCCTTAAAAAACTCAAAAAGAATTAAAAACAAAGAAGATTTGTTTTATTCTGATTATGTGTATTCTTCTAATCATGTTTTCGCATATGAAAACTATGACGAAAATAGCTATAATGTAATTGAAATAACAAATGTCGAAAGGAGAAGCAATTATGGAACAAATAGAAGTTTTGAAGTGGGAACTAATAGACAAGCTAGTGAACAAGGGGATAGACAGGACATTGGCGGTAGATACAATCCTGTTTTGCAAAACGGAAGAAGAAACTCAGAAAATGATAGATTGGGTAGACGAGCAGAGGGAAATTACGGAAGAAGAAGTGAAGACGAAAAAGGTGGAACTTTCCAAAGAAACTCTAGCGAAAATGACACAGATGAGGAAGAACTAACAAGATATTCCGTAGAAGTGGATGATGTAGAAAATGTTGAGTATACACCAGAACAGAAGGAAGTAAACAACATTGCAGCAGAAGGAGCTTCTATCTTAGGTAAGTATGATTTGTCTGACATGAAAATCAGAGACATTGCCAAAGAATTAAAGGAAACTTATCCTACTAATGTTTCGCTTAATCAGATAAGCAATAGCCTTAAGAATATCTATTCATACCTTAAGGAAAACCCAAGCATTAATTCTGATGATTTAATATCTATGGCTAAGAACGTCACAAGACCTATCTTAGAAAATGCTACAGAAGTCAATGAGGTTGCTTATAACAACTACAAGGAGTTTAGAGATTTCATAAAGAGCTATAAAATTAAGTTATCTGGCAATCAGAAACAAGCGGTTGCCTATGCTTACGATAGCTATAACAACTTTAGAAAGCAGAACTTGGGTAATGTAACATTCTCAAATGATGGTGTTCTTCTTGATACTATATGGTCAGAAATCTGTGATGCAACAGGTGGTGTTCTTTCGGAAGATATTAATGATGCAGATATGCCTATGGTATTGGTAGATTACATGAATAGTATTAAGCCATTACCTACTAATGTGTATGGCAAGGATATTGATGTGGCTGCTTATGATATGGCTTTGGATGTATATAGAAGATTCATGTTAGCACAGGCTAATGAGTTATCAGATGGCAAAATGAAGTCTGAAATAGCTAGAAAGGGTGCTAAAATCCTTACAGAACAGGCTAGGCTTAAGCAGAGATATGCAGAACAGTATAAGAAAGCTATCGCACAGGCTAAGAGAGAGGTTGCAGAGAATAAGAAAGCAACTATTGAAAGACTTTCAAATGATATTGCTAGAATGAGTGCGGAAGAAAGAGAAGCACTTGGAAGCAACGATTTGATTACCCAAGCGGAAATTAAGTACACTAAGGAAAAATATGAGAGACAGTTAGACAGAGTGCGTAAGCAGAGGGATGACAAGATTGCAGAGCTTAAGGTGAGACAGAGTAATTCACGATATAAAGCAGCTCAGAGAAGAAAGCAGACATACCTTAAGGACAGAATTAAGAAGACCATGAATGAGCTTAATTCAATGCTTACCCATCCAACAGACTCAAAGCATATTCCTAGTGAACTTGTTCATTCAGTAATTAGTGTATGCGAAGCAGTTAACCTTGATTCTGGAAGAAGTAAGGCAATGGCTGAGAGACTAGATAGATTATCTACTCAGTATGAAGCCCTTCTTAAGAGCTATGAATATTCAGAAGATACTAAGGCAGTTCTTGATGACTTTATGTATCAGAGAATATTAGAGCTTAAGGATAAGTTTAATAATGGCAGAAGCATTTATGACATGGGTACAGAGGAATTGCAGAGTGTATACAACATTGTTAACTCTATCAAGATTCAGCTTAGAAATGCTAATAGAGTTATTGATAACGAGAAATACTCAGATGCCTTTGAGACAGCTAAACTTGTTAATGCTGAAATCAAGGATTCAAGAAAGTATATTAATGGCTTTACTGATAAGATTGATTCTTATTTCACCTTGCACCTAAATCCTATGAGAGAAGCTAAGAAGTTAAGCGGTTATAAGTATGATGGTGCATTTATGTCACTATTCAATCAGCTTAATGAAGGTGAGGTTAAGTCTATTCAGATTCAGAAGGAAGCTAATAACTTATTTGCTTCTGTAACAGAAGGTAAGGAAAATCAGAAGGAAGCTAAGAGACTTACAAGCACAAAGCCAGCAGACTTAGTAGACATAGGACTAATTGATGATAAGGGCAATCCTGTAATGGTTACTAGAGCCATGAGATTATCACTTATCATGGATAGTTATAATTCTTCTAATATGAACCATGTTCTGTATGGTGGATTCACAGTACCTAACCTTAAACTGTATGAAAAAGGAAAAGTAAGTGAAGCCTATAGACAGGGAGAAACATATTCATACATTAGCTATGACAAGCTCCTTAATGCCTACAAGACAAATGATTTTAGTGAGGTGGATGATATTGTAAATAATACTCAGAAGCTCATTAAGAACATGGAAAAAGAGCTTAGCGATTATGAAAAGAAATTCCTTAAGTGTGCTAAAGAGTTTTTCTTCAATTACACAGGAAAACAGATTAATGAGACTTCTTATAAGTTAAAGGGCTATCCTCTTGCTAGGGTTGAGAATTACTTCCCTATTAAGACAGACCCAGACTTTAATAAGACTAAGGACTTTGCTGGTCTGATACAGGATATGTCAGTAGCTAACAAGGGCTTTACTAAAGAAAGAGTAAAATCAAGGAAGCCATTAATTCTTGAGGATATTACTAATGTAATCCTAAGAACTACTAATGATGTATCAATGTATTGTGGGTATGCTATCCCTATCCGTAACTTTAATATGGTGACTAACTTCACATGGCATGATAACAATGGAAAGCTAGTGTCCTTTAGAAATACCTTGAAGAAGACATGGGGCAATAATAATGTCAAATTCTTAGAAAACACATTGCAGAATATTCAAGGTGCAAGAGATAATAATGGTACATGGGTTGATGCCCTTGCTAACAAGCTAAAAGGCAACTTTGCTAGTTCAGTTCTTACACTTAACTTAGGTGTGGCAATGAAACAGGCTGCTTCTTATCCTACCGCAGCAGCTAAAGTGGGATATAGACCTTTAGTTAAAGCCCTTAAGGACACAGGAAAGGGATTTATAACATCAAAGGGTATTCCAGAACTTGAAGCAATTAATCCATTGTTGTGGAACAGAACACAGGCAAATGCAGAGCTAGGTTCACTTAAGAGTGAAAGCGGATTCTCAGCAAAACTTCCTAAAGCATTGCAATGGATTGAGTTTATGGATATGGGAACAGTTAGAACCCTTGAATATGCTTCTATGTATTATGTAGACCTTCACAATAAGAGCTTAGAGAAAGGTTCTAAGGAATATTGGAAAGCAGTATCAGATAAATTCACAGAAGTAGTACAGGAAACCCAGCCTAACTACACAGTACTTCAACAGGCTAACATTCTTAAGAATGGTGGGGCATTAAGTAAGGCAATATTCATGTTCAAGACACAACCTATGCAGAACTTTGGTATTGTATATGATTCTGTCGGTGAGCTTAGTGCAAGACTTAGAGATTATAACAACAATAAAACCGAACAGACTAAGGCAGCAGTTAAAAAGTCTTATAAGAACTTTGCTCATGCTATCAGCTCACAGATTGCAGCAGCAGCTACATTCGCAGCTATGAGCATAATTGCAAGTGCCACAAAGCATAACTTCCATAAATTCAAGGATGATGATGGAAAACTAGATGAGAACTTGATTGAAAAATACTTCTATAGCGGAATGGTAGACACATTGTTGGGTGGTGTTCTATTTGGCTCTGAGGTAAAAGATGCTTATGATTCAATTATCAAAGGAGAAAAATACTATGGTATATCAGTTTCTCTTGTAGATAATATATCAAGTACCTTTGAGAACTTGGCAAAGTTAAATGAATACTATGCTAAGTTAGATTCACCAACAGAAGCTGAGAGATTAAAAGCTCAACTTAACATGAAGTATTACTTGCAACAGGTAATATATGGAGTTGGTAATTTCACAGGTGTTCCAATTCAGAATATAAATAACTTGATTGATTCGGCAATTTTATATTCTAAGGATGTTGAAGCTGGTGAGTTTGGTGTAAGTGAGAATAAGAGAGCTTCTGATTCTCCAAGTCAGTATATGCTTATCATTAATGCGTTGGCAGATGGTGATATGGATAAATATGAGCAGTATAGAGAGGAACAGGAAGCTGATGACTCAAAGGTAATGACTAACATCAAAAAATATTACAAGGGCGGCAAAATTGATGAGAAGACATTTAGAAAAGCTCTTAAGAACTTAGGCATTGATGATGCTGAAATCGAGAAGACAATGCTAACTTCTGAAACGGATATAGAAGGAATGTCTGAGGATGAAGCTCTTAACAAGCTCATAGATGCTGGAATGGATAAGACAGAAGCCTTTAAAACTGTTCAGACTAAATTCTATGGTAAGAACAATGGTCAAATGATTGAGAAAATCAATGAAATGATTGAAAGCAACAATACCAATGGTGTGGAGCTTAAGAACATTATCACAGAATATAGAAACTATGGCTATGATATGGGTGATGTTAAGCAAGCAATCACTACAGAGTATAAGCCTAGATACCTTAATGCTAGTGGTTCAGAAAAGGCACTTATTAAGAATATTCTCATTACTGCTTATACTTTAGCTGGTGACAAGTCGGCAGATGCGAATAAAAAAATAAATAAATGGAAATAGTTTTAAAAAATTGCAAACATGATGATATAATCCATATATCTTCAGTATGGCAATTCCCCAATATTGCTATTTCCAAATAAATCCGCACAAAGAGAGGGCTTACAAAAGCTCTCTTTTTGATTTTAAAAAAATAAGAAACGTGTGTTATATTATTAGTGTAACTATATACTTTTTATATTCCCTATTGACATTTTCATATTTTCGACAGAGAGGAAACTGAATAAGTTTCCTTTTTGTTTTAAAAAAATGAAAAACCCATGTTATTATATCTGTGGTGTAATTCTATAGGATGGTTAAGGCTTTGCGTGGGTATGTGGACTATGCGAAGCCTTTTCCTATTATTGAATTGCCCTCCTAGAAAATGCGTATATATCAAGAAAGAGATAGCCCATGCGGTTGTCTCTTTTTTGTTGTGGGGGAGAAATTATAAGCCCTATTTTAATATGATTGTTAGTGGAAAGGAGAATTAAAGGCATGAGAAATGATATAGCTATTAATGTCCGTTTGGATATAAATAGATTTAAAAATAAAACTGTGATTTATGCGAGAAAAGGCAATACTAAGTCCATGACTCTCCATGTCACCTTGGCAAACAATGGTCAGCTATATGATTTGAGTAATATAGTTTTTGCAGAAATGCTCATTAAGAAGCCAGACGATAAAGAAGTTATGGGAACTATGTCAAGAGTAGGCAATGAGCTTTTATATACTCTTAAGACACAGGATGTAAATGTTGCTGGTACTTCTAAAGCTCAGATTAAACTGTTCTTCATGGATGGGGCTAGTATTACCGCACCAGAGTTTGACTTGGAAGTGTTTGGTGAAGTCCTTACACCACCTGTAGAAGAAAGTGAGAATGTTTATGATGCGTTAGAAGATATTGTGGTAGAGACTTCACAGTATGCTCAGTTAACTAAAGATACTTATGAACTCATTGTACCTTATGCTCAACGCATGGAAGAACTCAAAGTATCTTGTGAAGAAGCTGCTGAAACTGTTAAGGAGTATGCGGAGATTACAGAGACTAATGCTAATAATGCTGCTACTTCTGAGAACAATGCTAGAGAGTCTGAACTTAATGCAGCAGTATACGAAAGCAAGTCTAAGAATTTTGCAGAAGTTTCAGAAGCTAACATGACAGTAGGCAAGGGCTATTTAGACGAAGCTAAAGACTATTACGCAAGGGTTGGAGTTTATGCAGACACAGCTCTTAGTGCAGCAGACACAGCGGTTGAAGCAATACAGGACATAGATGCTTATTCAGTAGCAGCACAGCATAGTGCCGAGCGGTCAGAAGCAGCTAAGAATACTGCTCAGATACTTTATGGTGCAATTGAATACAAGGCAGCCGAAGCAGTTCAGAGTATTAAGGATGCAGTTAATAGTAACCTTCCACAGTTCAATATGAGCTTGGAAGATGGTCACTTATATGCTCAGAATGGAAAACTTAATCTGAGTGTAGTAGATGGTAGATTAGAATGGGAGATTGGAGTATGACAGATTTAGGCAGAATAGGGTTTGTCAATAAGGGCGGTTATAAGTCTGATGAACCCTATGAAAAGTTAGATATTGTCAAATGGAACTCATGTATCTATTGTTGCGTGAAGTCAACAATGGGCAATGAGCCAACATCAGAGAGTGAATTTTGGCAGTTATGGTTAGACCCTAAAGCTAGTGGAGTAACAGGCATTAAGGGTGAGAATGAAGAAGAATTTAGAACAGGTGAAGTGGTAATCACAGCCGAGAACATTGGAGCGGTTGCGAATGATGATTTTGCAACAACAACTAAGGCTGGTATCATGCGTGTAGATGGCGAAACATCATACCTTGATGAGAATAACACATTAAAGATTAACCCTAAATTCAATGTGGACTTACAGATGGATGCAAGCTCTAATAACGCACTTGCTAATAGTGTTGTTACTTCTGAGATTGCTAAGATTAAGGCTATCTTTGGCACAACGTATGATTCTGATGTTACTTATAAGAAGAATGACATTAGGCTTTATGATAATGAAATTTATAGAGCATTAGCTGATATTGATGTTCCAGAGGAATTTAATCCAGCTCATTGGCAGTTAACATCATTTGATATTGAGGTTTCAAAGCTGTTACAGGAAATTGAAGTTATGGCTAATGCAGACACAGTTAGCTATAATGCGGAAACAAAAAAATTATCATTGTTAAGCGGTGAAGATGTTCTTAGTGAGACAGAGATACCAAGTATTCCTGTATCTAATGAACAGAACATTATCTTGCCTAATACTTTCTCTTTGGATGCGATTCAGAACAACCCAAGTGTAGTGGGAAGTTTGAGAAGTGAAGCGGAGAAATTTAAGTATGTGCAAATGCTTTATAACTATAAAGAGTATGGTGACACAAGTGTTGTAAAGGCGAATGCAGCTGTGTATAACGATTTCATTAGAAAATATGACATTACTGTTAACGATAAAGCAACAAAGGATGAAGCTCTTGCTTTCGCTGATAGCGTGGGTGAATATGGGAAAGCTATAGTTTCTACATGGGGTATTTCAGATAGTGTTAAAACAGTTTTGGCTTCATACCATACAGCAAACAGTTTATCAAATGATATTCTAAATATTTTTGATACAACTGAAGAAAATATTAAAAAATTATATCCTGTTATAGGAGATTTATATATTGATAAAATAATTAATGATGAAGCATTAATGGATAACTTTTTTGAGGATTTAAAAATTCTTAAATGCATAACAACTGACACACAATGCGGTACTTCTTATGAAATGAATGATTTGGATAAATTTATAGCTAGTCCATATTATTCAAGTGCTTCTAAAAAAAGCACAAAATACATAGAAGAATTAGCAAGAAGAAGTCGTTATGATTTATATAAAGATAATTGGTATGTTTCTCATTATTATGTATTAAACAGAGATACAGTAAATGGACAATATATAGATTCTAAATATGGTCACAGAATATTGGTTGATGGTTGGGGAACTAGTTCATCTAACCCTTTAGGTGCTATATGGAAAAACAAGGGTGAATATACTAGATTTGAATATAAACTACAGGGCTTTGATTTTAATTAGAAAGGGATGATTATATGTATAGTTTAGAAAATTACAAAAGAGATACAAAGTCGGATATTACCGAAAATTCTGACATGACAGATTCAATAACAACTGAAATTATCCCAGACCTTGTAAATCTTATCACAACTCAATCTGAGATAATTGATGAATTAATGACAGTAATAATACCTTCCATAGAAGGTAGATTATAGAAAGGAGATTTTAATTATGAAGTTTATTGCAAGTAGAATTGAGGATGCATTTGACAATGGTGGCTTAGAAGCTGGACAGGCTAAGTATCGTGCTTACTTTGTGAACACAAAGATTTACGCAAGATACAAGGAAGCAACTGATGAAATGCTTCTTGCAGACGGATATGAAGATTGTATTGTAGGTGCTTAGTATGACTTATGAGAGAATTAATTGGCAGAACAATGCCAGCACTCCATTAAATGCAGATAACCTTAATAAGATGGATTCAGCTATCGCAGACCTTTATAGCCTTTTGGATGTAAAGGACAGGGAAATATCTCAGTTAGAGGATAGATTATCAAACCTTGAAGACAGGGTTACAGCATTAGAGAATGTGAATGAATAAGAAAAAGGGCTTTTCCTATGGGGGAGAAGCCTTTTTTTATTTTGTTTACAATGAAGAAAAAAGGAGACAGGAAACATGAACGTATTAAAGGATAAATCATTTTGGAACGCAGCATTAATTAGATGCATTAGAACAGTAGCTCAGACCATGATAGCAACTATAGGAACATCCGCAGTATTAAGTGATATTAACTTTACCTTAGTGCTATCTACATCAGCAGTAGCTGGAATTGTATCATTGCTTACAAGCATTGTTACAGGGCTTCCAGAAGCATAGGAAGGTGATTGTATGAAGGAATCAAGCATTACATTATGTGGTCATGGAAGTGGAACTCCAAGCCTTAAGAACATGGCTTCCTATCTTACTGCAAGGAATAGTGTCAAGTCAAAGGTAGGCGGTACTAAGTGCGTTGTTGCAGTTCGAAGACCTAAGATTACAGATGCACAGAGAAAGAAATTTGTTGAAAATTACAAGAAGCTATTAGGAAGAAATCTATATAGCCAAGGCTATAGACAGTATGTATTTAACACATTCAAGGGCAAGTACTATAGTGATTGCAGCTCCAGCGGTTGTGCAGCCTTACAGAAAGCTGGTTATGATGTTCCTTTACTCAATACTGCTGGCATTTATACTTCTAGCAAGTTTGAGACAGTTAAAGTTGAGATTAAAAACGGACATATCGTAAATCCAGAAGTGCTTAAGCTAGGTGATGCACTTTTATTCAAGGGTGACGATAAGAGTAGACCTTTGGGTATTGGTCACGTTGAATGGGTATATAAGATTGATAAGGAAGAAAAACCAAAGGAAGATACCAAGAAGTATTATCCTAAATATACAGGCGATAGTAACTCTATTGTAGATGCCCTTAAGTCTGTTGGAGAGACTAAGGTATCGCAAGCTGATAGGCAGAAAATTGCTAAGAAGAATGGCATTGATATAAAGACTACCACAATGACCACAATTAATATTAAACTGCTTTCACTACTTAAGGATGGGAAGCTGATAAAATGATTATAGATTTCCTTAAAATCACATACACAATAGCTTTGCCATTATTATTAGGCTATTTAGGAAAGCAGATAAGCAAGGTAGTCAATTCTAAATCTGAAAGCAAGGAAGCCTATAACAATCTAGTAGTTATGATTAATGAATTAACTAGAACAGTTAATGAGAATCAGATGCGTACTAGTAGATATAGAATTATACGATTATATGACGAGATAATGAGCAATGGTTATGAGCATATAAGTGCAGACCATTGGGAGCAGATACATGAGGATGTAGAAATCTATAAATCCTATTGTGAGGTTCATCCAGAGTTTAAAAATCACAAGGGAAGAAATGCCATGAGAGGACTAGAGAATATCTATGAGACAATCGTAGAGAGTAAAGAAGAAGAAGTGGCAGAGAAGTTAACATTATGTTAGATTTTAATAAAAAATCATTCCCATAAAGGGTTAAGATTACTTTTTTCATTATTTCTTTCATTTGAGAAGTCGGCTTATGTCGGCTTCTTTTGCTGTATTTTTGGAATAAATTCTTGGGCAATTTTTGGGCAATTTTTTATACAAAACGTGCTTTTATTTACAATTTTTTATTGTAAAACGATAAATATTTTAAAACAAAAAACAACCCCTAAACCCTTGGTATTACTACATTCCTTGGATTTAGGGGCTTTTTCTGTTAATGCCGGCAGCGGGACTTGAACCCGTTTGGAAATGCTTAAAAACGTTGAAAATAAAGGAAAGTTAAATTATTTGGTCAATTTTTGGTCAATTATTTTTACTGCTTTTTCTTGCATGGCTTTGTCTTTATCAATTCTTGCGTGCTGGTATACAGTTGTCATTATATGGCTAGAAGACCAACCGCCTAGCTTTTGGATATCCTTTGATGACATTCCAGCTTGATTAAGTTCGGTAGCAAAATAATGTCTAAATGCGTGGAACTTAAACCTATTGATTTTTAATTGGTCTTGTTTTCTATTCAGATATTCAAGTATCTTCCTTGGATGCCCTTTGAAGACATAGCCTTGTTCTTTTATCATGTCGGCTAGTTCTTGCGAGATAGGAACATCCCTTCTCGATTCAGTTGTCTTATTAAAATTCTGAATAATATAATTTTCTCCATCGTACACCTTGGCTTTTGTTATGTGAACAATATTTCCGTCAATGTCATCAAGTTCTAAGGCTAATATTTCACTCCTACGCAAGCCGTAACAAGCTAACATAAAGATTATCTTGTATTTATCATTAGAAGCCTGTAAAACGGCTTTAACTTCGTCAGAGGTGGGTATGTATGTTTCAACTTTCTGTTTCTGTGGCAGAGTAATATTATAATTCGGATTTTGGATGAACATTTTAATAATGGAACTTATAAATGCGTAATAGTTCTTAACAGTTTTAGGAGATTTATCCTTTGAAATATCATTAATCAGTTGTTGAAGTGTGAGCTGGTCAATTTCTGACAAGAGCATATTTTTAAAGTCATCATCTAATGTCTTTAGAATACTTCTGTAAGCTCTTAACGTACTAGCTGAGAGGATATTACCCTTTACCTCTAAGTATTTGTTGGCGCAATCTTCAAAACTCTGTTTTGGGGCGTTTAATTGCGTTATACGGCTATGCTTAAATTCTTCTATTAATTCGTCAATCTGTTTTTGCGTTGGTTTGTTTTTCTGATTAATTGTAAAAGAGTGAGTTTTACCATTTATTGTCTTTCTGAATCTCCAAGAACCATTTCTTTTCTCTATCTTCATATAATCATCCCCTTAAAACAAATTCATCAACCTTAATCCATAGAACAAGTAAACCTATTCCAGAGATGATAAGGCTTTCTGTTGCAAAAGAGCCATACTCCATGTAAGGAATGGCTCTAATGCTTAATATTATTAATAGTATTAAATTGATTACATTCTGTGATGATAATGTATTGTATACA